GTTCGAAGGCTATCGTACAGTCGTTATGAACTACGTTGCAGTCTCCAGACCTTTTAACTTTGATTAAATTTTCCAATCTCTTTCTATTTTCCCATATTGAAAGCTCTTCAAATTTTACATCAGGGACACTAATCTTTCTGTTTTGAGTTTCTTTACAAATATAAAACTTCTTGTTTGCTGGAAAATAATAAACATTTCCTTGTATTGCTTCATTCAAAGGGAATTTTCCATCCTCTTTCCCAACAGCAGCTACAACTCTATCTTCGATCTCTTTTGCTGTTCCATCATATTCACCTTTTTGAGTGTAGTTTGCTTCTAAGTACTCTTTTGTTATATATAAATCTTTACCATCATTATGAACAACAACAGATCCTGTATTTGATGAAATTAAATTTATTTTTACTTCCATTCTGTGAGGTCCATCTGCTTCAGGTGGAATCCAAGAAGTCTCATCTCCATCATTCATATAAAAATATAGAACTTCTACTCCTTCATCTAATACATATATTCCTGTTTCTCTAGGGAAATAGCCTTCTTCTAAAGAAACATTATCTATAACAGTTGTTAGTACTACAGCATCTCCTTTTTGTTCTTTACTTAATATTGATTTTTCTATTTTTATATTTTTAATATCAATTAAATCAGCAGGATTTTCATTATCTATCAGTTTTCCGTCTCCAAATTTCATTTTTGTAAATTGAATAGGAGTAGAACTAGCCTGACATTTTGCAAGATATGCTCTTCCTTTTTTTGTTAATCCACTAAATTTCATTTTACAATCTCCTTTCTAATCTGTTTGTATGCTCCTAAGAATAGATTTTTCTTTATGTCTATATCTTCTCCAGCATTAACTCTTTTTCCACTTATAAATACTTCTTTGTATCCTAAAACATGATATTCATATTTTTTTTCTTTCAACAAATAAAAAGCTTCTAAGATACTTCTAACATTTTTATACTCTTCTATAAGAGATAAAACATTTTTTAACCAATCCTTCTCCTTACTTTCATTCACTGTTGTAAGCCTAAATGTAAAAGGTCTCCCTCCATACTCAAACCATTCTTCAATTTTTATTTCATAATTTAAATTTTTTAATTGAGAAATTACAGCAGTCTTAGTTCCTTTTTTTGAATGAACCCAATATGCAGACTTTATTAATTTTATTTTGATTTCTCTGTCTAAGTCTACTCTATATTTATCTATATTAAAAAACCAAGCAATTTCATCTAAAACATTATCTTCTTGTACTTCAAGATTATAAAAAAGTGCTAAAGTTTCAATTTTATCTACAATATAAGTTTTAAAAATTTTTTCAATGCTCTTAGAAAAGGCTGTTAGATTTTTATATTTTTTTAAGTTCTCAGGAAATATTGCTGTGTAACTTGCTCGCTCTAACTTATTCATCTTCCTCACCTATATACTTTATGCTCTTAGTCAATTCTTTTGCTACAGTGTCTCTTTCAATTTTTTGGAATATAGGACTTGTTATTTCTACTCTTTTAGCTCCTGCTAATATTATTAATTGTGTTAATTTATTTGGATTTATATCTCTTCCTAGCTTTTCTTTTTGCCAATAAATATATTCATTGAAAGCTGCTTCTACTTCTTTTTTTACCAAAATAGGGTTATCCCCTTTCTTAGTCCAATATTTAATGTCTATGTTATACGATTGTACTTTTGGTTTTTCTATTTCAATTTTATCTGTCAAAGGTCTTACATCATCAGCTAATTTTTCTTTAATTTTTTCTAATATTTCTTGACTAGGTAATTCTCCATTTTTCAATAACGGAATAATTTTTACAACTCCAGGTGTTGATGGAGGAGTATAAATATAAGAATCTTTAATATCTTGGTGTGATGTTAATGTATAATATTGATAAGCACCATGAGGTCCTGCTACTGAAAAGGCTCTAGGTCTTAACCTTATTCTGTTTCGATACTCTTCATCTCCCTCTTTATCAGCACCACCAGATGTTTTAGTTATATTTGAAACTGATAATAGGTAAGGGATATCATCTACAATTGTATTTATTGCTCCAATTTCTATATCATTTCCTATTAGTCCAGAAGCTAAACATCTTACCTTCCCTACTACTGTTCTTCTTCCTGGTTCTAATATTATTGTTTCGATACTCTCGAAGTATAAATTATCTTTTGCTACTTTATGTCCTTTTGGTATTATTTTTCTTTCATCAAATATTTTAGAAAAAGTATATTCTATAGAACATTCAGCTTCTTTTTCGGTTATTCTTGAAACATCTACAAGTGCACCTAAAGCATCTAAATATTTTCCTTGTGAATACTGAAGTAAGTTCATTTTTCCTATAAAATTCATATAATCTTTAGATACACATACCAAATATGTAACCCAATCAATAAAATCTTCTGCTGGATCTCCTGCCTCAACTTTTGATTGCATAATTTCTTCATATCCATTTTTTAATTCTTTTTTTATTTGCTCAGTATCAAAATCTATAAATGTAAATTTATCCATCTTTAACATCTCCAATGACAACTATTTTTATTTTAGCTAATTCTTGATTTTCTAATATTTTTATTTCTTCTACATTGAATCGAGGTTCTTCTTTTTCAATTTCTTCCATACAATCTGCTATAATCTCTGCATTAACTATCTCAATAGGTTCATCAATATAATTAAAATTAATTCCTTTTTCTCTAGCTAATACAACATTTCCTCTTATTCTTGAAACAATATTTTCAATATTTTGAATAATTTCTTCTGTTCTATTTTTTCTAAATTTATAATTTCTTTCTTTTGAAGAGTCTATGTATATTTCCATTAGTTATACTCCTTCAATTCTATTTTTAAATCCATTTTAGTCGGAACTCCAAAAGCATTATATCCTTTAGGATCTTCTCCTATACTGGTAATAACATAATTTCCAATCTTTTTTCCTCCAAGTATAAGTCTTAAAACTTTTCCTTCCTTCAAAAAAGTTTCTAACTTCTTTTTTTCTTTATCTACATTTACTTTGAAAAAACGATTTAAATGAATTGAAAAACTTATGTTTTCGAGCTCTAATCCATCAAACTGTATTTTTGGTTTTTCTCCAATAATTTTATGTTCTATCCATCTCGAAGAGATATTTCTTGAAAAAGAATTATATGTCTTTGTGTAGATTGAACTTGTAAAAAATACATAATTTCCTAGACTACCAACTATCATTCAGGACCTCCTGTTTTATCTCCACCAGCTTTTACTTTGCTGTGGGAATGAGATTTTAAAGATATCCCACTTGCTGTAACATCTTCACTAGCATTTAATTCCCCTTTTATATTTACAGAACCATCTATATCAATATCTCCAACAATTCGAGTTTTTGGACATTCTATTTTTATGCTTTGAGCAATTATCTCAATTTGATTTTTACAATTTATATATAATTTGGAATTATTTTCATCATATGAAATTATAGTTCCGTCGTTAAAAACAGTTATTTCAATTCCTTCTCCAGCTCCATTTGGTATTGGTGTTGCCTCATCATATCCAGAACCTAAATAAAAACCATTAAAAGTATTTTCAGGGAAAATACAGATTCCAACTTCACCAATCTTAGGAAATGAATAATGTTTTGTTCCTTCTGTTCTTCCTTGTAAAACTGGAATTTCTACAGAAGGAATATCAATATCTTCAAACGTTACTTTTATAGTTCCTTTTTCAGGAAAGATACTTGATACAGTTCCATACCTAATCATTTTCCACCTCAAACTCTATTATTTTATGAATTTCAGCATTTATTTTATAAGATAAAAAATCAATTTTTAAATCATCTATCATATATTTCCCAGAGAAATTTCCAAAATCATTTAAAATAATTGTGTCTCCAACTGATATTAATTCACTTGTTCCCATAAAAGATATATTTCCTTTTATTTCTCTTTTATTTTTATCTCTTAAAGCTTTTTTAGCTATTTCTAGTAGTTGCTTTTCAACTTCTTGAGCATTCTTACCAGTTACTTGTTTATCCTCGTTTATAAATAAGTTTCTTTTAGTTTGCTTTTTATATGAGTTCCTATTTTTTATTTTAAAAGTTTTTTCTATTTTCTTTTTTTTCTTGTAGTTATAATAACTTATGGTACAGCTCGAATAGCTATCAGTGTCTTCTGTTGAAAAACTATAACTCTCTAATTGATTTTTAAAAAATATTTTCTTAGCTTCTTTTTTTTCATATTCTTCTTCTTCAAAAGCTATAATTTTGTTATCAAATAATTTAAGATTTATTCCAGCTTCTTCAGATAATTTTTTTAGAAAATCAAAGTCAGATTGTAACTTTTGTTCTATTCTTTGATATTTTCTATTAAAAGAAATTTCACAAATAGCTTTTATATTTCTTTTCTTTGCAATTTCATTAAAAATTGTTTTATATGTTACATTTTCCCAAACTTTATTTTCTTTTTTATCAACAATATCTGAAGCTATATCAAATGAAATAGCTTTTATATTAACTACATCAGGAGGACCGCTAAAATCTACAGTATCTATATAAAACAATCCCATATCATGTGTGATTATTTCCAAATCCTTTTCCCAATGTTTTAATGTTAAGGTTGCTTTGAGTGTTTCTCCTTTTTGTGGCATCCACGATGATATCCATAACATATCCCTATTCTCTAAAGTGAGCTCTAGTGTATCTAGTTGATTTATAGAATCACTTTGAGAACACGAAGTAAGCTGACTATGAATTTCTTTTGTTATATTTTTACCTTCGTAAATTATTGTTATTTCAGTCCTTCTTGCATTTTCATTTTCTTTTGTAAAGTCAAAAACATTTATATTTTTAAAATCAATTTCCATATTATCTTCTCCAAGGAGGTAAATTAGAGTCTTTCATATCAATTTTTTTGTATTTTATAACTATTCCTGCTGGAAAAATAAAATACTCCGAATATTCTTCGTTCCATAAATTCAGGTAATGAATAAATTTTGAATTTTTATATAACAGATATGAAATTTTATCCCATGTGTCTCCATCTTTAGTTGTATAAGAAGCCCATTTATCTTCCATTTCCTCTCCTCATATTTTCTCTTTCATATTTTTTCATCATATTTTTAAATTCATTAAAAGCTTCATCTCTATTTTTTCTTAATGTACTATCTAGATCTTTGCTATCGTTTACATAAATCACTGGTGAATATGTTAAGTTAAAGGAACTAGAGTTATTTCCATTTTCATATGCTCCTATTAATCTTCCAGTCTTTTCCCATAAATTTAAACTTCTTTGACTGTTATCATGTGGAATAATTGACTCAGAACTTCCACCTTCTCCAACCCAAGCGAGAGTAGGTGAATTTACAATTCCTCCTAATGCAAATTGCGGAATGTCTCCTCTTCCACCATATGAATATGCTTTCCCATTGTTTTGTGGAATATCTCCTCTTCTTCCTGGAGGTGCTTTCTTTTCATCAATAAACAATAGTTTTTTACCCCAACCGATTGCCTTATCTATTCCATCACTTATTTTTTTAAATATTCCTGCAAAAAAATCGGCTATTGCCATTCCAGTCTCTTTAAGGCTAGTCCATTTCTCATCTATCCACTTAAAAACACTTCCTAAAATTTCCATTGATGAAGCTTTAAAGTTTTCCCACTTTAAAACGATATTAGTTACCATATTAGCTATCTTTTCTTTTAACTCTACAGCTTTTTCTTTTATAGTATCCCAGTTACGATATACAGTTATTCCAGCTTTTGCTATCCACCCTAAAGGTCCCATAAGAAACCAAAACTTATCAATAAGTCCAACTACTTTATCTTTTAATTCTATTGCTTTAGCTTTTACAGTATCCCAGTTTTTATATAGTAAATAACCTGCAGCTATTAGTGCTATAATACCTGCTATTATCCATGTAATAGGACTAGCTAGTACTGTCATACTTAAAGCTTTGAAACCTTTTGCAACTTTTCCAACTCCACCTATTAATTTTTTTCCAACAGATAATATTTTTGTTCCAAATGCGTGTTCTGTCATAAATCCTGCTATTTTCATGTAATTAGAATATAAACTTATTCCACCTGAGATAAGTTTTAAAGCAGAACCAAAACCTAATAACGCAATAGAACCATAACCAAAAATTTTCATGAATGTCTTGAAACCTTCTGGATGTAGCTGTTGAAATTCTGTTATTTTTGTTAATAAATTTGAGAAACTAGTTATTATTTTATTTATTTCTGGAAGTAATAGTGCTCCTAACTGACTTCCTGCTATGCTTAATTTACCCATTGTTATTGCCAGTTGGTTTTCGGTAGTTCCTCTTTTTATATCGGCTTCCTTATCAACACTTCCTTTAGCTTCATCTCCATTTACTTTGTCTAAATTTTCTTTTAATCTATCTGTATTATTTAAAAATTTAGATGCTGCTTCTAAACCTTCTTGACCAAATAGTTGAGTTAAAATAGCTACTTGTTTATCTTCATCTTGTGCTTTTATCTTATTGAAAACTAACAATAGAGCTTTTTCACTGTCTTCTTGTGATAATTTAGCTAGTTTCTCTGGATCTATTCCTAAAGTTCTAAACATTTCTTGTTGACTTTTTGTCCCAGCACTTCCTTTATTTAAAGCAACCAATATTTTTCTTGCTCCAGTTGCTGCAACTTCTGCTTCCATTCCTTGTTCAATCAATGAAGCTCCAAGAGCTGTAACTTGTTTTTCTGAAAATCCTGCTACTTTCCCAATACTTCCTATTCTATTTACAAAATCTGTTATAGCTGGAGCACTTGCTCCTGTTTTATCTCCTAAATAATTTATTCTATCTGTCAGTTCAACTAGTTCATCATAAGTTAAATTTAAAGAATTTTTCATATTAAATAAAGCACTTGCTGCTTCTTCTCTATTCATATCAAAAGCCATTCCAGTTTTTGAAGCGAGCTCTATATATTTAATAGCTTCATCCTTATTTAATCCTGTTTGACCTGCATTGGCAGCTGCTGCATATAATTCATCGAGTCCTATTGCTATTTTCTTTTCAGTAATAATTTTATGTAATTCTTTTTTAAAATTTTCCTCTTCTTCCTTATCTTTAAAGTCAAATTGTTTTTTTACTGCTGCAAAATTACTCTCAGCACTTATTGCTTGTTGTACAGGCTTATATAATAATCCAACTCCAGCTGCTCCAGCTTTAATAGATGTCCCACCTATTTTTGAAATCTTATCCCCTATTTGTTTAGAAGATTCAGCTTTTGCAAACTTTTTACTTGCTTCAGCTGCTCTATCTATTTCTTTTTTTAGTTCTTTATATTTTTCAGTGGTATTACTTAAATCTACTTTTTTATCTCTTAATACTTTAGCTGTTTCTCTTACATGTTTTAGCTCAGCTGAATAAGACTTATTTAAAGAATTTAGTTTTTTTTCTAAATTCTGTAATGCTTTTGCATTTTCGGCTGTTTGATTTTTTTCATCTTTCATACTTGCTTTTAGTTCAGATATAGCTAATTTAGTCTTTTTTATAACTTCAATTTTTTCTTTTAATGCTTTTTTATCTTCGTTATATTTTCCCAATAATTGTTGAGTTCTTTGTAATTTTATAATCTCTTGATTAAGTCCAGAAACACCTTTACTTGCAAGTGAAAATGTTTTAGCAAATCCTGTTCCTAGTGCTGCTCCTATTCCAAAAGAAATTCCAATTTCTTTCATAAATCCTCCAGACAATAAAAAAACCACTTATCTTTTTTTTGATAAGTGGTTTAACTTTATCTTTTATTTTTTAAAAAATTAATTTAAGTATGCTAAGTATTGCTATAACAAAGAGTACAAAAACAATTAGAAAAAATGGTGCAACATAGTTATACACAATAAATCCTATTGCCAAAAATACTATTAATGGAATAAGTTTTGAAAATATTTTTTTTATATTTTTTATAGTTATCCCAGCTTCTGCAAAATTTTTCACAGCTTCTTTTCTATACTCATTTGATATTGCTTGTTGTTTATTATACCAAGTTTTTATAGCTTTTAACATACTCATCACCTCTTGACAGTATTCTATAATAAATCTTGTCAAAAAGCAACCACTTATTTATATATGTGCTTGTTTTTCAAGAATTTCTCCCATATCAGTTGTCCATTCAAAGAATTCATGGAATGAAATATTTAGAAAAAATTCTATTCCTGATTTACTTTCTTTGCTTAGGATTAAGATTGTTTTTCTAAGATCTTTGAAACTAGTGCTTCTAATCCCAAGCCATCGAACAAACCCTTAACCTGGTTTGTAACTTCTAAAAACTCACTTCCAGAAAGTTTTTCTACTAAATCATCATAAGAACAATCTAATATTTTAGTTGCTAATACTGTCAGATAGTGTTTTGATTCTTCCATTCCACCTTGTGGAAATATCCCACCCATTAATAAAAATTCTTTTTCTGCTTCTAAAAGATGTCTAGGACAAAGCATGTCTCTTGTTATATTTATCTCCGATATTTCTATCTCTTTATCATCTTTTTTACATTTAATTTTATTTTTTATTCTTACCATTTTTCCTCCTACATTCCTATAGCATCTCTAACTTCTGCTAGTAAATCTTCTCCGTTTACATTGAAAATCATATTAATTTTATCTATTTCTAGGACAGTTTCATTATCTACTTCAACTTTTAAATAAGCACATGCGAATTTTTGGTTAGAACCAGAAGGTTTTCCAACTTCTAATTTTCCTAATCCTAAACTTTTTGGAACTACTCTTGTAGATATTTTTAATCTACCTTTGTTTATTTGCCCACCACTCATATCAGTAGATTGAGTTGCTGCTCTAAATTCTAAGGCATATACTTTTTGAGAAAACGTTTTAAAGTTATCTTTAATTAATGTTCTGAAATTCATTCCAATTTCAAATGCTGAAAAATGCCCTAATGTTGGTGAATCTATTTCTCCAGCAATACCTGCCCCTGAAATTGTTTCAGACATAAATTGTATATCTGGTAAATCAACGTCAACTAAAGCTGTTGGTGACATCTCCCCATCTATAAAACATTTATAATTTATTATCTTTTCAGGGATTATTCCGATTGTTTTAGCCATTTTTACCTCCTAAAATAATTTTTCATAATATTTAACATCAATTTCTAAATCAAATTTAATTTCTTCAGCTGGTAGAGCTGGTGTATAATATAGCTTAAATTTTATTTTTCCATCAATTAAACTAGTTTGTGGGTTGTCTTCTCTTCTAAATTCAACTCTAGCACCTATTAACTTTCCAGCTGAAACAAGACCATTTAACCAAATATTAATACTATCTGTTACTGTTTCTATTAATACCTTGTTTGTTGGCTCATCAATTTTTTGCCAATATGTTAATACAAGAGAATTTATAACCCAGTTAAACATCATTCTACTTACTATAAATGAATCTTTAGGATCTGATACTGCTGGGTAACAAGATGTTCTATTTCCCCAAAATCTCCATCCACCAATCCAATTTATAACAGTTGAGATTCCTTGACTGTTTAAGTAGTTAGCTTCGTCAAGCCCTAATCTTACAGGAGTACCATCAAGAAGAATTGCTCCATCCCCTTTTATATTTTTGTTTGAAGGTGATTTATATGGAATATCTTCATTATCTTTAGCTAGCATTTGAATTAGTGCTGCTTTTTGAGTAGAAATATGATATTGTTGTTTTCCTAAAGAAATTTTCGGCCAACTTACATCTAAAAAAGTTGATGAGATATTATTTGTATTCTTATTTGCAACAGTATCTCCATATTTCTTAATTTTTGATGTGTCTAAATCAACAAGTCCAAGACCTTGAAAATGACCATTTATCTTTCTTGCTTTTGCTTCAATTACAGCTGCAACAGTTGAACTAGCAGAATATTTTGGAGCTAAGATTAAGCTAGGAACCTTTCTGTATTTAGGAAAGACTTCAGCAATTGCTTCTAATCCTTTCTTCTTTCCAGTTGCCCCATCTATTCCACCAATAATATCTGTTTCTTTTACTTTTTCTAAATCAATCATACTGTATTTTACTTCAATAGGATCTGTCTTTGTTTCATTTGGAATTAAAACTAGTTGCCCTTTATCATTAAAAAATTTTGTATGCTCAAATGACGTAGTTATAACAACAGTTTCAGGAAGAACTCCAATATCCTCTATCAAATATTTTCCATCTACAAAAGTAATTGTTTTATTTGTTACTTCTTTTATGTGTTTTGTTGTATCTACAACATTTATTAAAATAATTGGACCTATATTAAATTTTGAGAAATGAACATCAATTGCTTCACATAATGTATACTTTTCAAAATCCTCTGAGAAACCAAAATTTTCTACTGCTTCTGCATAAGAACTACATAAAATAGGTTCATTTATATTTCTTTCTTTACATAAGTTTATTGGAGCAGTTCCTACATACACTGGAGTTATACTATCGCTAACTGCTGCAAGTAATTTTGTAGGACTTTCAGTTGCTGTAATACCATGATTAAATGCCATTTATATTCCCCCTTAATTCATTTTTTAAAGTATTATAAAGCGTTCTATAATACTCATTATTTTTTAACTTTAAATCTTCTACATTTATAAATAATTTTTCTGCAATTGGATGTTTTTTTATTGCTTCCTCAATATTAGAAGGATATCCATTTACAAAAATTGTATATTCTTGCAGAGAAAATTCAGCTATTGTTGGTCCAATATATATCTTTTGAAAGTTTTCTTCTACTTCTTTTTCTTCCTCTTTTACTTCTGTTTTTATGTCTTCTTTTTCTTCCTCTTTTATATCTTCTTGAATTTCGTTTTTTACTTCTTCTTTCAATTCTTTATTTATTTCTTCTTCATTTTTTTGAATAGCCTTAGGCAATTCAATCACCTCCATTTATCCAATTATCTGTATCTGTTCTATAATCTTTTTCATAAACAACATTTATATAAATAAAACTTAAATAGAATGGAACTGGTTGTTCTTCTGGAAATACCCATTCAGCTTCAGGGAGAATCTCAAATCTATTTTCAATTACTCCAACTTTTTGAATTTCATCTAGTATCTTTTGGCTTATTTCAGATATTTCTTCATATCCTTTTTTAACATCTTTGTTAAAAATACCTGTAGATATAACTAATGTTAATATTTTTTTATCTAAAGAATTCTTAACCTTATGAGTTCTTATTGTTATTGCTGGAATTATTGTTTCTTCTGGGTCTGGTGGAAGTAATCCAGTATATACTTTTATTTCTCTTAATTCCTCACTTTTATAAGCTTTATATTTCTTTTGAGTTATAATAGGCAGTATCATTTCTTTTATATTTTCCTCTAAGTTTTTTATATCTACCATTAAATATATCCTTTCAATATCCTAGAAACTTCCCTCAATAAAAGTTCATCTAAATACTTTTCACCCTTCTCTACTGCATAACTTGAAACATTTTCAGAACCTAACATTTCAGAAATTCCTATTGTATATAATTGTTTAATTGGAAATTTTTCATTACTTTTTCTTTGAAATATTCCTTTGTGTCCACTTTTCATAGTGGCTATAAAAGGCTTTCCAGTATATTCATTTTTCCCTTTAACTGTTTTAGAGCTTTCAGTTTTTTTTATTTTAACTTTTATTTGACTTTTTGATTGAGAAGTTAAAAACTTAGATAAAGCTAATCTTGGAGTTTTAGCAGCTATTGTTCCTCTTAAAACAGAAAATGTAGCTTTTGTTAAATTTAATTTACTTTCAATATCGCTCTTTTTTATGTTATATTCAGAAGTTGTTTTATTTTTTATTTCAGTTTTTACTTTATTAAGAGTTCTATTGATTGTTCCAGTGATAGCTCTTTCAATTCCATTAGGAATAGTTCTCAACATATTTTGAGCTAATTCTATGTTTTTGACTTCCAAAAAATGTTGCATTAAATTCCTATCCTTTCTTGAAGTTCTATTATAAATAAACTTTCTTCTTTATATGATCTGTAAACTTCAAATGTCCCATTGTTTACATCTATTTGTTTTCCAGGTGTATATTTTTCAAATTCTTCTTCATACTCTAAATAGAGTATATAATCTATCTCTCTTGAAAGCCCTTCATATTCTTCTTTGTTCATCTTATTATCTGGTCTTTCCATAACTCCAATATACATTTTGCCTTGAATGATTATCTCTTCTCCAAACTCATCTAAGTTTAGAAAAACTTTTATATCTTCTTTCAGTTGTTCTTTAAAGTTCATTTTTGATCCTTTTATTTTTTCTTAGTTTTTCCATTTTTAGCTACTTCGCTATTATCTTCTGAAGTTTCTTTTTCTTCTTTTTCTGTTTCAAGAATTTCGTTATTTTCGAAATTATCATCTTCTATAATTGATGCTGTGTTTGTTGTTAGAATATAATTCAATTCTTCACTTTTTTCAAATTCAACAACATCTCCTATTCTGTTTTCTCCATATATTCTTTCAAATTTTATTTTCATTTATCCTCCTAATTTTTTAGATAGAGAGCTTTTGCTCTCTATCCATTATTAATCACATACTACATAAGAGAAATAAGTATCTACATCACAAGGCTGTAATACTGGTCTTGATTCAGTAGTAATTTTTGCAACTTTTGGATTTGTTGTGTCTAAATTTGAATATCTTTTTGCCATATGAATAATTCCTTCAGACATGAATACTACAGGAGCATATAAAATTTCTCCTTGTGAAGCTCCACCAACAACCATATTTGTAGGCATTAATTGTATTGATTTCCCATCTGGTCCTATTACTTTTCTGCTGTAAGAAAATAACTCTACTCCATATGTTGTATATGTTCCTAACCAAACTACACCTGGATGTATTCTTAATACTTTTTTTACAAATTCATTTTGTAAATCTTTTGAAATAGCTTTTTTAAATTCTTCTGATTTTCTTAATATTTCAGCAGCTTTTGACCCTAAAATTATATTTTCAGTTTTTAAACCATTTTCTTCTGCTTTTTTTATCATTTCATCTAAACTGAATAATGGGTCTACTCCAGCAGCAGTCCATTTATGTGTGCTATCTAATGTTACTTTGTTTCCAAGTTCATAGTTCACTTCGTATTCTGCTTCTTTATCTCCAGATTTAACAATTCCAGTTGTTAAAAATTGTGAAACCATTAATTCTATTTTATTTGTAATGTAATTTTCTTGGTCTAATAGAACTCTTCCAATTTTTTCACCAACCATTTTTGCAGGACTATAATTTTCTATAGCTTGCCCTGCTTCTCTTGCAAACATATCTTTTGGTGTTAATGAATATTCAGGTCCTATTGATGGTGCTATAATTACATTTGATTTTTTACTTCTTGAATATACAGGTCTACCTGCTTCTAAAGGTGTTAAATATGGAGCAACTGCTTCTCCTGCTTTTGTATATTCTAATATTATTTCCTCTGTTGATACTGGTGTTTCTTTTTTGAAAAATAATTCAGTTAAAAAATTTCTTTTTACTTCTACATTTTCTCTTATTTTTCTTATAGTTTTTGGTGTATATAATCCTAACATTTACATTCCTCCTATTTTACAAATATTCCTAATTTTCTAAGTTCAATTGTTAGTTCTTTTTCTTTGTTATTAAATTTAACAAATTCCTTTACAAGCCCTCCAGTTAAAATTACTGTAGCATCTCCAGGTTCTTCTATAGTTTCATAAGAAACTCCATAAACACTTGAATATGTTGTTCCATCATATTTTCCAAAGTTTTTTGCATTATCTAGTGCTATAACATCTCCAGCTTCAACTTTTGTTTTTAAAGTTTGATTTATAGTTTCAACTGGAAAATTTCCTTGAAATATTCTTATATCCTTTTCTGAGTAAATTTTATTTTTCATTTTTCCCTCCTATTTGTTTTCATCATTATATATATTTAATGCTGCTTCATATATTTCATTTTCTACTGAACTATCTCCTAAATCAGTATTAGAAGGTGGTATTTTATCTAATCCAGCATTTGAAATATCTATTTTAGAAGTTTGAATTTCTTGGTTTGCTTTATTTGCATTTGACATAAAGAATTCTGCCATGATGTCTTTTGGATCTCTAGGTTCTTCAAACTTAGCCTTATTAATTATTTCTTTTTGACTATCATTTAAAGTAGGTATTCCATCAAGAATTTGTATTCTTTCTCTTTCAGCTTTTATTGCAGCTTCTATCTTATTTATTTGATTTTCTCCGATTTCATTGATGATTTGATTTCTATAATCATTCATCAAATCTGGATATTCATTTAATAATTCTTTTACACTTTTTGGCATTGTTATTCCTCCTATATTTTTTATATTTTCAATCTCTTTTAATTTTTCTTTTAATAAATCTTGATTAATAAAGTTTTCAATATGTAACTCATTTGATATATTTTTAATATTTTCTAATGAATTATCATTTTCAACTATCTCATCAACAAATCCAGCTTCAAGAGCTTCATTAGCACGAAACCATTTTTCATTATTCATTTTTTCTGCAATTTCTTCTCTACTTAATTTAGATTTTGTGCAGTAAATATCTAAAATAGATTCTTTAACTGTATCTAAAAGTTCAATTTGTTTTTGTAATTCTATTGAATTCCCATAGGCATAAGTTAAAGGATTATGTATCATAAACAATGCTCCTATTCCCATAACTATCTTAGATGCACATAAAATTAAAAAACTTGCAGCACTCGCAGCTAATCCATCTATATAGCCAGTTATTTGTATATTGTTTACTTTTGCAAAATCTTTTAAAAGATTGTAAATAGCACTTGCTTCAAACACATCCCCACCAGGAGAATTAACTCTGAGATTTATTTGAGAAACATTCTTATAATTTTGCAATTCCTTTGCAAAATTAGCTGAACTAACTTCTCCATAATCTTCCCAAGCCCATTTTGTTATAGTTCCATATATACGAATTTCAGCAGTGTTTTCACTTAGATTTTTTATTTCAAAAAAATTATTTTTAAGATTTCTCTCCATTATCTTTCACCCCCTTACGAATATTTTTTAATTCTCTTTCAAGGAGAGCTAACTCTTTTTCTTCTTCAGCTCTTTCCCTAAAGATTTCTTCAAAATCATATCCACTCGTAGCAGATATAATACTTCTACTTGTTGTATAATTCTCTAATTCTTTTGAATTTGCATTTGCATCTTTTAATGGGTCTAATGATGATTTTCCAGCACCAACCCAGATACAACGAGTAAAAGCATAACGAATAGATTCATCTTCAAAAAATCCAGGACAATCTATATCGCCATTTCTTATAAGTTCTAAAACAAACTCTTCATAGATAGGTTGACAAAAAGTCCTTTCTAAAATTTTTCTTGAAACTTGGAATCTTTGATGAGCTTCTTCTAATGAAGCTTTTGCTGCACTATAAGAATTTTTAAAACTTGACATTAAAACTTCTTTACTTATTTCTAAATTTGCACCAATTTCTTCACATATTGCTTCAACAAAATCTTTAAAATGTTTATTTGGTCTATTAGTTGCAAACTCTTTTATTTTTTCTCCTGGTTTTCCTACAACCAGTGTTCCATGATCTAAACTTATTTTTTCTTCAGTCTTTTTTTTATTTTCAATGTTTCTTTCTTCATCTTCATCCATAGGCGTTCCAAAACTTCCAGCAAAGCCTTCATCATCTGCACTATCGCTTTCTACTATAAGTCCTATCATTGCATTTATAACAGCCGCTGTAAGTTCTGAACTTTTATATCTTCCTAGTTGTTTTAATGAGAATATAATAGGACCTAATATAGGAACTCCTCTTCTTTGTCCAATCCTTTCAGGTTCAAATATATGTAAAATATTTTTCCTACCTAAACTATTGAAAGCTGGATAAGATTTTATAGTATAATTCAAAGTATCTCCTGGATGAGAAGTAGCTATATAATAATTTTTTAATTCACCATTTTCATCAAATTCTACTCCTGCTTTTGTTTGAAGATTTGCTCCAGGTGGATTTATAATTCTATCAGCTTCAAGTAATTGAACACATAACTCTATATCAACACCTTTTCTCTTTTTTCTCAGTGGAATTGCAAAAGCATCTCCATTCATTACCCAACTTAATTGAAGTAAAGATTGTAATCCATAAAAACTAAACATTCTACTTGCATCTGAATTTACTGATAAAGCCCAGGCATTAAACTTATTTTTTATAATTCTTTCTAATTCCTTTGCCTTTTTTCTTTCCATTCCAAGATATGTATAATTTATTGTTGGTTTTGGTAATAATCCACTTCCAACTGTCTTAGTTCTCATTTTCTTTAAAGCTGCTCCAGCCAAATCGTTATTCATATACAAATTTCTTGATTTTGCTCTCAAATCTTCAAGACTATACAAAATATCTTCATCAGGACTATTTGATGTAACCTTCCAATTTTCTAAAACTGGATCATCTTTATTGGAATAACCTTGTTCTACTTTAGCTAGATTATATATTTTTCTATCTTTTAATCTATTAATCCCATTCTTAGGACTTATATAACCAATTACTTTATCTAAAAGATTCATATTTCCTCCTATCTTGGAATTATCTGAATTGTTCTAGGTCCTGAACTTCTTCTCTTTGCTTGTTGTAATCTGTCTTGCCAAATCTTTATATTTCTTGCGATTTCCATTGCATTAACTCTTGTTAGAACCCTTTTCCCAATCGTATAACTCTGTCCTTTCGTGACAGCTAAATCTGCTTCTAGCCAAGCATCTAAATGTTCTTGGCATTGTTCTACTGTAAAACTCATTTTCTATCTCCTTTTCTATTGTATTTTTTGTCGTGTAAATCTATTGGAATTAATTCAATTGCAGCTGTTGCATAGTTTCTTAAATCTAATGGTTCATTTCTTCTTCCATCAAGTATCTCCCAAGCTATTTTCATTCCTCTAGGAGTAGATTTTTTTACTTTTACTTCTGAAGTTAGCCCTTTAAAATAATCTATTCCATATCCTTGTGTACTTGCTTTTGGAAAATGACATTTCCCTGTTCCTTGCAAAATAGAAAGTCTTGAATATGTTAAGTCTTTTAAAGCATTTACTCCTAAACTAAGTAAATTCACTGAAGGAGTTCCTTTTTTTGTTGTTTTCCTAAAACCATTTAAAATATTAACTCCCCAAGCTCCTTGCCCTTTAATTGCATAAATTCCTCTTTTTTCTTTTTTGTAAACATATTTATAAACACTTCCAGTATGGTGTCCACCTGAATCTATAAGAGTTGCTGCTATTGTTAAGAATTTTCCATTTTTGTATTTGAATTTTTTTCTTAAAAAAGTATCTAATTGTTGCCATACTTCCTCTTTACCAGGATCTCCAGGAAAATCTCTATAAACAATTCCATAACTCTCATAGCCATAAGCCCAACCAACAACTTCAACTTCCAACCTGTTATCTTGAACGTCTACTCCTGCTGTCAATATAACAACATCATCATGTAGTTCAGCTCCATAATCTTCTCTTGTTTCATAGATAGCTTCATAATCCATAGCACTATCAAGATTAACGGCGAATGTTTTTCCGAGTACTGTATTTACAAAAGTTTTGTATTGGAAATCATCATCTTTAACACTTAAATATTCAGCTATGATGTCTTTCCAACTTACCCAAGGTGAAGCTAAAGCATTGAGATAGAAACTTCTATTTTCTTTCTCATTTGGAAATTTAGCTATCCATTCTCCATTGGTTTGCCCATACTTTTTCCATTCACTTTCAATAGCACTCTCTCCACAAAACTTGCATTCAAACTCAGGTTCTACCAAGTCTTTATATTTAAGTTGCTCGAATTCTAGTGATTGATGTTTACCACAATACGGACATGGTAAACTCCATTCTTCTTGTGACCCAGCTAAATATAATAATTGTATTTTTGAAGTTGCATCATCTGTTGGAGTAGAAACCCTTATTTTTTTACTATCATAAAAATTGTTTGTTCTTCTCTCAGCTAGTTTTACTGGATCTCCTTCTTTCTTGGCTGATAAAGGAAATCTATCAACTTCATCTAACAATGTAATTTTTATTGGTCTACTTGCTAACCCAGAAGGTGAATTTGCTCCAACAAATCTTACATATCCCCCAGGAAACATTTTTTCTTGAACTGTTCCTGATTCTCTTTTATTAACCTTTTCTACTAAGACTTTAAGAATTTTTGTATCTCTCAACATAGGCTCTACTCTTTCTTTTGAGAATGACTTGGCATCATCAACAGTTGGTTGTACAAAAAGAATAGGACAAGGATCTAAGTGCATATATCTCCCTAAAATATTTAATAGCAATTCTGTTTTCCCTACTTGTGCTGAACTCATTATGGTTATTGACTTAGTTATGCTGTCAGTAACACAATTAAATATTGCTTTCATATATGGAGTTCTATCTGTTTCCCATCTTCCAGCTTCAGCTGAACTCTCTCTTGAAAGTACTCTGTACTTATCAGCCCATTCAGCAATAGTTAAATCTTCTGGAGGAGTTAAACTATCTTTTACAATATTCTCAATCAGATGTATCGTGTGTTTTCCCTGTATCATCTTCTTCAATTCCTTTTCTTTCTTCATACTTGTAATCAACCAATTCCTCTAAAACCTCATAAATAGCTTTTTTTAAAATTTCCTTTACTTCAAGTTGATTTTCTTTATTTAAAAGCTGAACTGAAATTTTACTTGGAAGAGCCATCAATTTAGATTTGAAGTTATAATTCATATTTGAAACTATTCTGATAACATCACTTTCATGATGATATTCTTTTTTTAGAATTTGTAATTTATATTCTTTCAATTCTTTTTCAGCTCTTTTTAACTCTGATACTTCATCTTGCCCTGAATTCTTTTCAACAAATATTTCAACCGCTTGGATAAAATTATATTTTCCAGGTGATACCCTAGCAGATTTAAAATATTCTCTAACTTTTCTTTCAGAAAATTGAAATATCTTAGCTAATTTACTTTCTGTGGCTAATATCTCCTGCACTTTTTCTCCTTTCGCGTATATAAAAATATTTTTGGCAAGCTTGAAAAAAAATCTAAATTTGATAAGTTTCGAGCCTCTTTGCCCCTCTAATCTTCTTTTTGTTTTACAGTACCTTATTCTAAAAGAACAAGTTGCTTTTCTTTTTCTTTCTTCTTTGCTTCTTCGAGCTTTAGCTCATCAGTTGCTTTGTATCCTAACATTGAATTTAGTTCTCTTGCTGCTGCCACTCCTGCTAACAGTTGCTTATCCTTTCTTTTCTTCTTCGTTGTCGTTGTCCCTTCAGGTCCAACTTCTTCAATGTATTCAACTATCTCAACTCCATTAATAGAATCATTTAAAATCTTGTTTAATCTATTTGCAATGCTCAGCATTCCAAGTTCAGTGTCTTGAAATAAGATCTCTCTCAACTCAGCTATCTTGGTTGCAACCTTAGGACTCTTTTCTATGTTAGCTGCCTTAGTCTTGTCACTGTATCCAGCTTTTTCTTTTGCTTCTTCTTTACTAATTCCAGACATTCTGCAAATAACATAATTAGTTTGTTTTTCTGTCAACCCCTCAAAGTTGCATATTTTTTTATTTTGTTTTTCAGATATTTCTTTTCTAATTTCTTTATACTCAGCAAGATATCTTTTTATCCATGAGATTATTGTATTCCTGTTATATTTTGTTTTTCTTTGTATCTCATCATATAAATCTTTTTTCTTTGTACTGAATTTAGTTGCTTCAAGCTTTATGTATAATTCTAAAACTATTAGTTGCTCTTCTTTGAAATTTTCAGACTTATTCATTTTTTATACCTCACATTACTGACTCATCTATAAATCCTCCTAATATTTATTATCTAAATCCTAAATTGTTTTAAATATTTGCATAACAAAAACAAACAATTATATTTTCACTTTTAGGATTGAAATGCCTCACATTATTATCGCGCGAGGAAAGTATTAAAAACTATTGAAAACAAAAGGAAAAAATTTTTTGAAAGTGTGAAAATAGGAAGTTTTTTCTTCCTATTTTTTGCAAAAAAATGCCAAATGGTTTTTTGTGTCACATTTTATTTTGCAATTAAAAAGTATGATATTTACAAGGAATTGTTCGAGTCTCTCTATGTTCGAGAAAAAATCTCGCTGTGGAGATCCTCTTTGTTGCGAGTGAATTAAAATATTTTTTATCTTACTCCGATAAAAAACAATTTGTCTATAACATTTGTTGCTACTACTAGTAACAATATCGTCAATTATTTTATAATCAAATATCCATTCCAGATTATCTCTAACCAAAGAATCCAGATCTTGGCATCTGAAATTTATAAATTTTTCTTTAAGGATTTCAACTGATTTTTCTACTTCTTCAATCATTATTTTCCCTAAAACTTCTGATATTGTGCTTTGAATGTAATTTTTTATATCTTCTATCTTTATAGAATTTACAGAATTGAATTCAAAATAATTTTTTATAATTTTTTTACTTAATCTGTGTTCAAGTCGAAAGATTGCTCCTTTGACTTTTTTTAAATTTTTTTTGTTATTCTCATGACCTTTTGAGTATAATCTAATTTTCCAACCTGATGTTGGTTGAAAGGTAAAGCCTGTAGTATAAAATTTATTTTGATTTTTATCAAAATTATAATACTGGACTTTATCTAAATCATTATATCTTCTTGTAAGTGCCTTAAAAAAATAACTTATAATATTGTGAAATTTATAAAAATTCCCAATAACTTCTTGAGTTGTAAACTCAAAATATTCATATTTTATGTTGTTTATTGTTATTTCATAATCTATTAATTTATTTATTAATTTAACTATATTATCTTCAACCATAGTTTTTTTTAATTCATCAGATAAAGGATAAATATTATCTTCTGAAAAAAAACGTGGATAAGAAAAATCTATTTTAATCGTTGTTATTCTCTTTAGTTTTTTTTCTTCTAATTTAATGTAATTTATATTTCTTTTATCAATCTTATAATTATTTAAATAATTTGTAAGACTTTCCGAAAAAGAATGAGGAAACATAATTTTAATTCTTTCCCTCACATATAAGATATCAGTTTTAACATCAACAAAGACACAGGCTCTATCTAAACCATACATCTATAATTTCACTTTGGTATTTTTGTTGCAATGTGAACAATTTATTTCTAAATACTTTTCTTCAAAATAATAAGTAACTTGATTTCTAGCAGCAACTTTTATTCTTTTTTCAGTATCGGAATATAAATAATTTCCACATTCACAATAACTATACCCAATTTCTTTATTATTTAAAGAGTATTTTTTGGACATTCGTACCACCTGCCTCTGATACTCTGATATGTTGTTATCTGATCTTCAGTATATTTCTCAGAAAGTTCTTTTAATTTTTTTTTAAAAGCTTTTTTATCATAAAAACAGTATTTCCCAATAATATTAGGACATTCTTTACCATCCATAATTACAGTTCCATCTCTTATTTTTATGTAATATCTGTAAGGCTCATAAATATTCATAAAAACTCCTTTAAAAAATTAAATATATTACTTAAATTTATTAAACTATTTCATTTATAATATTAACCTATTTTTTTTAAAAGTCAAGAAATATTTTTTAATCACTTTATTTTACAAATAAAAAAAGAGAGTCTAATTGCTCTCTTTTTAGGTTTTTTAGAATTAGTCATTATAATGTAGACCACACTGTGCTATTTTTATTCTTCCATTTTCAATTTTATAAACAATCCTGTTATAATCATCAATCCTTCTACTCCAATAGCCAGCAAGGTCATACTTTAAAGGCTCAGGTTTCCCTATTCCTTTGTATCCATGCCTTTCAATGTCTTTTAAGATTTTTTCTAATCTTTTAAAAAAATTCTTATCTTTTTTTACTTGTTCTAGGAATTCTTCCCAAGCCTCATCAGACCATTCTTTAATCATTTAAAACCTCCGTAATTTCATGTACGGTACCGCCTTTAGTTTCCAATTGTTCTATAGATCTTTTTAATCTTTCCATATTTTTTTCACTATAAAAGGGATCTGCATCAACTATAAATGGTAACCGTCTTTCTCTGACAAACTTTTTGGCAAAGATAGTAAATGCAGTGGTTACTGTCATGCCAATTTCACCACAAAGGATATCCAATTCATCTTTTAGATCTTTTTCAATTCTAAAATTGATATTGATTTTTTCCTTTTCGCCTAAATAGCTATTTCCTTCTCTTGACATCCTCATAATTAATCCTCCTTATTATAAGGATATTATAATGTATTTTCATTACATTGTCAATATAATATATTTTAAAAATAAAAATAGAGATTCTGAAATCTCTATTTTACTATATTTATTAAAAATAATTATTTTTTTTCTTGCTTTATTTCTAATAGTTCAATATATTCTCTTGCTTTTTCTTTATTTTCAGTAGATAAGTTTGATATATTAACAGTTTCTCTGTTATTTCTTGCTCTCTCGGAAATTTTTATTAGTTCTATAAAGTCATATATCTTTCTTTTTCCTTCTTCTGATATTTCTGAAATATTTGTAATGTCAGTTATAGATTCTGACTGAATGTTATATTTTTCAAATTTTTTGAGTAAAAAAGAAGGTAGGTTCATTTCTCTTTCTGATTTTAACAAATCTATGAAATCATCTTTTGGCAACATCGTTTCTAGTTTTTCAAGCATCTGTTCAGACAATTTTTTTCTACCAACATCTATAGCAGACATAGTTACTGTAGATATTCCCAACTTTTCAGCCATCATTGCAGCAGTCATTCCTCTAGTTTTTCTAAATTCTTTTAAAATTTCACTAGTCCTTCTCATTCCTAACTCCTTTCTTTTTAATAGATAAAATACTTAATTAAATGGTTTATTTTATTAACTTAGTATAACACTAAAAAAAATACTTGACAACTTTAAATTTTGTATTATAGTATTAAGTAAATAGTTTAATAAATTCAATTTTTTAATTTAATAAATTTAATTTATTTTAAAAAATTAATAGAATTAATTAAATTTACTAATATTTATTTTAAGGGAGGACATACTATGGAGATTAATCTTATTAATTTTTTAGAAGAATTGGGTGCAAAAGGACTGTTTAAATCAAAAGTAGGGGAATTTGATGAAAAATTTAAAAGATTTGTAGATGGTCTAAAAATTTCTATTGAAGAAAAGCAGGAACTAGAAACTATTTTTAATGAAGCTATCGAAACTTCAAAAAATGAATTTTTAGAAATTGGTTTTCTCTATGGTAAGGAAAAATAAAAAATATAAGGAGAGTTTATGAACGAATTAATCAAAATTGAAGTAAAAGACGGGCAACAATTAGCAAGTGGTAGAGAACTTCATAAGTTTTTGGAGATAGGTACAGAATATATGAAGTGGTTTAGCCGAATGATTAACTACGGATTTGTTGAAAATGTAGATTTTATCGTAATCGTCAAAAATGACGAAGACGATACAGCCTTTGGTGGAATAAGAAAAAGTACAGATCACTTAATAAAATTGAATATGGCAAAAGAAATTTCAATGCTTCAAAGAAATGAAAAAGGTAAAGAAGCTAGAACATATTTTATCAAATGTGAGGAAGCTTGGAATAGTCCAGAAATGATATTAGCAAGAGCTAATCAAATCCAAAGTAGAATGATTGAAGATTATACTAAAAAAATTGAAGTTTTAGAAAATAAGATACAAGAAGATAAGCCAAAAGTAGAGTTTTACAATGATGTTACCGATAGCAAACATACTTGTGATATGCAGACTGTTGCAAAAGTGTTAAATTTCAAAGGAGTTGGAAGAAATACATTATTTGAAATTTTAAGAAATGAAAATATCTTACAGCCTGATAATAAGCCTTATCAAAAGTTTGTTGATGCTGGTTGGTTTAGATTAATTGAAACTAAATACAATGATGAAATGAGTGGAGAATTAAGAATATATTTTAAAACAGTAGTTTTCCAAAAGGGAATAGAAAAGATTTCTAATATTTTAAAACAACTTGGATATTCTCAATTAGAAAAGTAAAAAAATATGGCTCGTATACTCACGAGCCTTTAGTATAGAGCTATCCTAATAAATAGTTAATTTTTGAAAAGATAGTTAGTTTATAAAATTTATTATTATTCAGAGTAATGTTCAGAAGTATCCAAAACTAAAAATAGAAAGACCTTATTTCCAAATATTTCTATTTTAAAGTCTTTATTTTTTTGAAACTCTTGTTCAATTTCTTTACCATATTTAGTATTTATTGAAATTTTAAAAACAGAAACTAATCTATAAAAATATGAGTTTAAAAGAGCTATTAAGTTTACAGAAGTAGAAATTATAGAACTAATGTAAAGTTCATCAGGACTTTCTTTATACTTATCTTTATCAGTAAGAACTTTATCAAAGGTAAGTTTTAAAACTGTTTTTGATGTATCATTTTTATAAAAATATTCATCAACATAATAACTGTATCTCTCTAATGTAGTCTCTGTTTTTTGTTTTATTATTTTACCTAAAGGATATGAAGCAGTTGCAGAATGGAATCCTAGTACATTAAATTTAGCTTCTATATCACAATAAAAATTATTTATATTGAAAAGTTTAATATCATTTAGTTTAGGCATTAAATTTTCATTATTTAAATTTAACATAAATCCTTCCTTTCTAAACTAACTATCTTTGTTAAAAATTAATTTTTGAATTGTATGGTTCATAGATTTTCCCACCCCTCGCTTTTAATTTATGGACTGTACTATTGAGAAATTAAAAATAAATGAGGTGAAATTGTGAATTTTTATATAAAAAAAACATTTAAATTCCCACAAAAAAAACTTTTTCATTCTTCATTTAATTTTGGAAGAGCACTTAGTTTTAATTTTTGGGGAAGTTTTGATTATGATTTTAAATTAAATCTATCTTTAGAAACAATGCGTGAATACAATCATATTTTAATCTATGATAATTATGAAACGCATCAAAGCTATCTAGGTCAAAAGTTAAGAAAAGCTCTTAATTTAGATAAAAAAGATAAAAATAATAACAAGTATCTAATTGTTATTCCAAGTCAAGAATATTTTAATAGTAAATTAATAAAAAGATGTTTTAAGAAAAGTAAAAAACTAATTAATAAGAAATACTTTTTTATTAATTATGATTTATTTGAATTATACTTCTCTCTTAGTAGAAGTCAAGAAATCATTCAATTCACTGATGATTTGAGCTTTTTTAATTTCTAAACCATCAATTCTAGCTAAAACTTCAGCTGGAGGATTTATTGCACTTCTGTAAGGAACCCAATATTTTCTAAGAAGATTGACTTTTTCTGATATAACACTATCCAATCTATGAACTAATGGAATGTCTAACAAGATTTTTCTTTTACTATCTCTTATCATTCCATCATCATTTTGCATAGGATCTATTACAAAAAGTATAAGTTTTTCTTTATCTTTTCTAGGAGTAATGTCTTTTATTTTGCCTTTTTCTGATATCCAGACAACATGGTATTCAGCTTCAATGAAAACTTGTGATTTCCAAATAGTCCAACCAATTAAAGGCATTCCTCCATCCTTACGAACTTTAAATGCAACATTTTGCTGACATTCGTGATATTTTAGATGTCTTGCTTCACTGGATAAGGGCAAATAAAAGAAGTATTTTCCTTGTGAAGTCATATCTTTTATATTAGGATTTATTTCTTTCATAAATTCTAATTCTAAATCTGTTAATTCAGTTGGTGTTGTAGATTTTAATTTCATAATACCCCCCTCAATAAAAAATAATTAATCTTTAAGTAGTATGGTTCATAAGCAACTTTTCCAAAGTTCTCAAAACTTATGGACTGTACTACTGAAAGATTATAAAAAGTGAGGTGAAAAAAATGGAAGTTTTAATATTCTTTACTTGTTCGTTAATGTTTAGCTTATCTATATTCTTTATGACATTAACTATAAAAAATATTCAAGACATCAAAGAAAAAGGATATATTTCAGCTTTTGACTTTAAAGCTGATAAAAACAAGAAAAAATGTAAATTTTTTAAATTTTAAAATTATATAAAAAGGAGTTGGTTCAATATGTCATGTTATTTAGAAATCCGTTACAACTTAGAAAAAGTAAGTACTCGTACTTTAATTGAGGAAATTTTAAAAAGAAGTGAAAAAGAAAATATCGAGCTACTAAACGAGTTAGTTTATCAGTATCTAGTAAAAAATTTAAATCCAGAGATTTTAAAAGAAAAATTAAATAAGACTACTCAAGCATGATTTAATTATATTTTACTATCAATTGCTTTTTGTAATTTTTGAGCGAGGTCTAAGTTATCTATTAAAAAATTAAAAATAATTTCTTCCTCGCTTGGAATTACTTCAAAATGGTTATTATCAAACTCTAGATACATTTCTTTTGAATTTTTATTAAAATAAAATACTTTGCTATATATAGTTATACTCTCATATTTTTTCTCTTCTTGTAGATTTGGATTTCTATAGAAAAAATTGAAAAGTTCTTCTTCTAACGATATTGAAACAGGGATTTTAACTGAAAATAATGTTTTATCTCCAATGAAAAATTCATTAATATTTGATAACATAAAATTTTCTAAATTAAAATTAAAACCTATTATTTTAAAAAATGTTTTTTCAGGATCTTTAAAATTAATAAGAGTCTTTAAATATGTAGGTTTAGGAATTATAACATCTTTTTCTCCTATAATTTTGCTACTAATTTTTTCCATTTTCTCTCCTTTTAAATGAGTAGCCTTATTTAAATAAAAAAATAATTAATCTTTAAGTAGTATGGTTCATAAGCAACTTTCCCAAAGTTCTTTATGAGTTATGAACTATACTACTGAAAAATTAAAAATAAAGGAGTGATTTAAATGGAACAATTATTTCAGAACAACGATTTTATCAAATTAAACAAAAAATTAAAAAATCAACTATGGAGTTTAACAATTTCTGATGAGACTTCTCTTGATGATATTAAGCAATGTTCAAAAGCTCTTCATCATTTGAGAAAGATTGGAAATTCAAACTATCCAGAGGAGAACTATATTTTAGTAACAAGTTTAATTATAAAAATTAATACAACTGAAAATTTAAGTTTTAGTGAAATCAATGAACTCTTAATTGCAATTTTAAATTTAAGAGAATTACCTGAAATCGTTATTTAATATTCTTATAGAATTTTCATAACTTCCAGTTTCTTCAAGATTATAAGTGGAGATATAGTTATTATCTTCATCATAAAATACTTCAGTATCTATGTTTCCACTTATGCTTGAACCTAATCTTAATTCATCTAAAGATTCTAAAATATAATAATCTACTTGATTGTGACAAATAATATAAAAATCTGTCCCTAAATGACGACCTATTACAGTAAATTTCATAATAACCCCCTCAATAAAAAATAATTAATCTTTAAGTAGTATGGTTCATAAGCAACTTTCCCCAAAGTTCTCTATGACTTATGGACTGTACTACTGAAAGATTAAACTATTCTTGGGTTTCATCTGGGATATACTCAATTAAATCCTGAGTGTTGCAATTGAAATATTTACACAATTTTTCAAGAGTATCAAAATCTACTCTTTGAGTCTTTTCATGATATAAAGATGCAATAGTTGGTTTACTTAAAGAAGTTTCTTCAGCTAATTTTTTTATAGTTAGTTTATATTTTCCCATAAAATCAGAAACTTTAATTTTAATCATAATAGCCTCCCTTTTTATAAAATATATTTTACTTTATAGAAACATATTACACTTTTTTTTTAGAAAATACAAGAAAATTTAACTGTTTTTTCATTGAACTTAAAATAAAATATATCTATTTTTTTATATATAAACT